CGGTGGGGTCGCCAACGCGGATGGCCTTGTGGTGCACGAGCATCCGCGACTCTCCGAATACCGCGCCGACGGCGTCTTTCGCATGAAGGGCGTCTACGAGCTCAGCCTCTCGTTCACCTGATTTTCCACAGCCCACCTAAGTAGTACCCCCCGCCGGACCGTCAATTGGCCGGTTCATTCACCATGAAAGGAAACCGTCACCATGACGCGACCCTCGACCGGCACCACCTGGAAGGCCGGAGGTTTCAACGACGTCGACTCGCGCTTTCTCGAGCGCGGCGGCCTGATCGCCGCGCTGATCCGAGACGCTCGCGGTCCAGCAACCGACATCTCCCCGCACAACTCCGATGGCAGCGTGAAGTTCTCGCCGCTGGCCGCCGACGGACAGCTGCGCGATGACCTGTTCGCGTTCAAGAAGGTCAACGGCTACTGGGTGCCCAACCCGGACCCCAACGAGGGATTCCACCTCGTCGGCGCCTTCAAGGAAGGCGAGGGGCCGAAGAAGACGGCCAGCATCGACACCGACGACTACATGATCGAGCAGGACAACTGGCCGTTCGACTCCGACATCACCAAGGAAGACGAGCCGTTCAGCTTCACCGGTGTGGAGACCGCCAAGCCGCTGCTGCGCCGCCTGCGCAACAACCTGCCCCTGTCGCGTGCTGACGGCACCCTGTTGGTGGAGACTCCCGGCGGTGTGGATGCCGGCTGGGGCAAGCCGATCGGCGCCGACCCGATCGACCGGCAGGTGCTGTTGCTGCGGGCCCGCCGCAAGGGCGGCAAGACGCTCTACACCTGCACCGGGTATGCGCTGGCGAAGCTGTCCAACATTGGCGATTCGCAGATGGGTAAGAAGGACGCCGACGCGGCTGAGCTCACCTTCAAGCCGCTGCCTGACGGCATCTTCATGGCGATGATCGACGGCGAGTACGTGCCGGTCATCAAGTACGAGTGGATCGGCGGCGACGCTTGGGCCGCGCTCGGTGATCAGCCGAAGTTTGGTGGCGACACCCCGCTGGCCACGGCGACGGGTTCGGGTGCTGCGACGGTGAAGTTCGCGACCCCGACCGGTGGCACCACTCCGTACAGCTACACGGTGGAGGCCAAGCAGGGGTCGGGTTCGTGGACTCCGGCGACGCTGGATGGTGCGCCGAGTGTGGCGGGCGGCAACACCACGTTGACGCTGAAGAGCCTGGCGGCCGGGTCGACGGTGTTCCGGGTGACCGTCACCGATGACAACGGTGCATCGGCGGTCACGGCGGTGTCGAACGCCGTCACCATCGCGTCGTAACACCTGACCCCGGGGTGGTGCGGGTGTCGGGCTGTGAGGCCCGCACCACCCCGGTCACCAACACCCCACAGCCCGATTCACAGCCGCCACAGCCCGTGAAAGGAAGCACAGCCCATGACCGAGAATCCCGACACCGACCGCATTCCCGAGCCGCAGAAGCGACTCCACGTCGTCAACGCCGCCGACGCACGTGCGCAGGCCAGCGAGGAATTGTCGTTCCTGGCCAGCGAATTTCGGCGCGTCAAGCCGACCAAGGAGTATCCGGACGGTGAGGTTTTCGAGATCCCCCACAAGGACTTGTTCGACCCCGACCAGCAGGACCGCTACGACGAACTGCTGTCTGCGATGCGTGACTACGACCGCGAACCCGACGTCCCCGAGATCCTGGCCTCCGACGGCACGCTCATCCGGGCTGCGCAGCAGGGCAATCTGATCGTTCCGCATCACAAGGGCGGCAAGCTGGTCCGGCCCTCGTGGTCTGAGCGTCTCGGGATTGTGCTGTGGGGCAAGGATGGTGCCGCGCGATTCAAGGCCGGAGGCGGCAATTTCAACGAGATCGAACTGGTCTGGGCCCGGCAGGCTCGGGCGTTGCGGAAGTGGCGTGACGCGGACTCGAAAAGTGCTGATAGCGATAGCGGTGTGGAGGCAGCAGCCGACGGCGATTGAGGCCGAACTTGCTGACCGCGGGTATGAGATCGCTGACTGGCATCGCGGCCGAATGTCCAGCCGGCGGCTGCTCGCGCTGCTGCGGTGGCCGCGCCGCGATGGCCCGTACGAAACCGCGCTGCGCGATGGTGACTGGCCGATTGATTTGCAGATGCTCAAGGAGATCCACAAGGAAGTGACGTTGTATCGGGCATCGAAATACGTTGGCACCGACTACGAGTACGAGCCGAAGATATTCCAGTCGCCTGCCGAATTGGCTGAGCGCTCAGCCCAAGAGGAAGCCGAAACGCAGTTTCAGGAACGCGAATTCGACGGGCTTGTCTCCCGGGTCTTCGGCGAGGACACCGATGACGACGATTCCATGACGAATGAAGGGTGGTGAGTAGTGTCGGTTGCAATCCCCGTCGGCGCGAAAGCCGATGAGGCGTCGTTTAAGGACGTAGCCAATCAGGTCGAGAAGGTCTTCGCTGACCTCGGCGACAAGATCGGCAAGGACCTATCCAGCAGTCTGGCCGAAGGTTTCAGCTCGAGCGAGTCGGCGGTTCGCGGTTCGGCGAATAAGCTCGCCAATTCCTACGACAAGGTAGCCGATGCCGCCGGCAAGGTGCGCTCCGAGGAAGAGAAGCTGGGTCAGCTGCGGGAGTCCGGTGCGCGCAACGACCGCGTGGTTTCCCAGGTCGAGCGCCTGGAGAAGGCTAGGCGTGATGAATCCCGTGCGATTCGCCAGACGATCAACGATCTGAAGGACTACGAGCAGAAGCTCAGTTCGGTGCACTCGGCGTTCGGGGCCGGTTTCAGCAGTGGTTTCAGCCGGTCGCGGGTTGGTGGCTACTTCGCGGACCTGAAGGCTGAAGCGCAATCGTCGGGGTCGATGGCTGGTGTGCTGGCCGGTCGGGCCATGGGGGCCGGGCTCACCGCGAGCCTGGCCGCGGCCACCGCGGGCGTTGCCGCGGTGATCGGCGGTATCGGGTATGCGCTGACCAAGGGCTTCCAGCGCTACGAGGCGATCGACGCCGCCAAGCACCGCCTGGACAACCTCAACAAGACCCTCGCGGCCACCGGTAAGGCCGAGGTCGACGTCAAGGCGGTCATGGACACCGTCAACGACGTCGTGCAGGGCACACCGTTTTCCCTTGATGCCGCGTTCTCCCTTTCCACGCGCGCGTTGTCCTCGAACACCGGTGACCTGCGGCGGTTTATGACCGACGTCGCCGACGCGGCGGGATTCTCCGGCGACAGCATCGACAGCATCGGCGAGGCATTCCTGAAGGTCGCCAACACCGGCAAGGTGTCGATGGACCTGATGAGCAACGAGCTGCGCAACCTGCCGGTCCTGCCGTGGTTGCAGCAGCAGCTCGGGGTTACCGGTGCCGAACTGGAGAAGATGATCTCCAAGGGCAAGGTCGGGCTCGAGGACCTGCTGCGCGCAGTGGAGGCCAACGCATCGGGGTTCGCCAAAGCCGCCGGCGACACCCTGCAGGGGTCTATCGAGAACATGCAGACCGCGGTGGCGCGCGCGGGCGCGAAGTTCCTCGGCGCGCTGTTCGGCCAGCCCACCGACGACGCGAACAGTCTCAAGGATGCGGTCACCGTCCTGACCGGGAAGCTCGACGAGCTCGGCAAATGGATCGACGACCACCAGGGCGACATCAAACGCGTCTTCGACGACGGGGTGAACGCAGCGCAGACCATCGGCGACGCCTTGAGTTTCGTCGCCGACAACCTCGGCCTTGTCGCGGCCGGGGTAGGCACGGTGGTTACGGCCTTCGTGGCCTGGAAGACCATCAATGGCGTCGCCACGTTGATCGAGTCCCTGACGACGATCAACACTCTGCTCGGCGTCGCACTGCCCGCCAGCGCTGAAAGCGGCGCCGCCCGGATCGCGGCCGCATTCAGTCCACTGCTGGCGATTCTTAGCCCGATCGCGGCACTGTTGGGCACCGGATACCTCGCGTATGACATGATCACCGCGGACCGGAACGCCAAGGGGACCAACGACCGCTTCCAAGCCGATCAGCGCCAGTTCCTCGACGGCTTCGGCCTCAACCTGCCCGACGTGCCCTATCAGTCCCCCCTCGGTATCGACGCGCCAGAGCTCAAGACCGGTGTTGCCCCGACCCCGAATTCCAGCGGAGGATTCCTGTTCGGCGACAACGGGGGGGCGGATCTGTTGCCCTCGGACGGCACCGGGACCGCGGGTGACGGATGGCTGTTCGCCGGCGGCTCTGATGGTGATGTCATCGTCGCTGGCCCTCCGGCTGCGCCGCCGTCCGATCCGGCCGGGATTGCTGGTGACACCGCCCCGTTCATCCCGGGCCCGGCCGGATCGCCGATCCTCGCACCTCCGGGACTGTCTGACGACGGCGCTGGCGGGAAGAAGAAGGGTGGCAAAGGAAAGACGCCGGATCCGTTCATCGATCCGTCGCTGTGGTCGGTGAAGGGGCCTCCGACTGACGACAACGGCATCCTGTCGGCGCGTGAACGTCTCGAAGAGGCTCGGTTGCGGGAACTGGTCTTGGAGGCCAAAGGCAATGCGTCGCAACAGGAAGTCCTGGTGGCCCGCAACAACGTGTTGCAGGCTGAGCGGGGATTGCGTGAGGCGGAACTGAATGCCGCCAAGAAGCATCAGGACGCGCTGAAGCGGCAGACATCGGGCATGGAGCAGCTCGGCGCGGCGATCGACAAGGATTTCGGCATCTCCAAGGGCCTACCCGGTATCGCCGAGAACTTGACGAAGTTCGTGGCGAATCTCGCACTGGCGCCGGCGCTCGGTGCGCTGTCGGTGATCGCCGGAGCCGGCAGCGCTGGCGCGGGGGCTGGGGGCTTCCTGTCGGGGTTCGGGCTCCCGATGCTCGGCGGCGGCGGGAATGTCGGCGCGATGCTCGCGCTCGCACAGTCCGCCAGCGGCCGAACCAAATACGGTCCAGCCTCCGATCTCGCCAACGGGCTGGCGGATTGTTCGGGCGCGATCTCAGACCTTGTGGAAGTGTTGAACACCGGCACATCTACGCCTGGCCGACTGTTCGACACCACCGACTTCGCGACCGATGCCGGCGCCGCCCGATTGGGCTTCCAGCCAGGCTCCATGCCGGGCGCGCTGAATGTCGGCGT